GACATATCTTTGCCAGTAGCATCACGTAGCTTGACATTCTTTTGGATTGGTGCATACAACTCTTTTGCTTTGCTAGGATTATCTTTTATCTGATACTTGTCCATACCAGTAGCTGAAGTGAGGTAGCGTAGACCCACACGGTGACTTCCCTCTTCATTGCAAAGCACGACACACTTAGCACCCTGCCTTGCGAAACCATTTACTCCTGCAATCAAACTCGCATGAAAAGACGTTTTACCTGTGTTAGGTCTAGCACCCACTTCGATAAGGTGTCCATCGTTGACACCCTCAACGACCCTAGTAAGGGACGGTATATTGAAAGACCATCTGGCTTCCATATCGTTTTTCTGTAGCAAAGTGTCTACATCCATATCATCCCACTCTACGTTAAGATTGGGTGTGAAGTCATCACCGTAGCTTTCAAGTATATTACGCAAAGGTTCAAGGCTTGTTTGCGAACCATTTACATAATCGAAACCTAGATTGGCAATATCTTCACCCACAACTTGTTGGAATAACTTTGATAAGACTTCCTGTGCCACATCATTACCCAAAGGATTTTCTTTCTTAATCCGTTTGAATAAATCTCCATATGCACCTTTCTGTGCAGTTGTTAGTGTAGGATTGTTCGCCATGAACAACGCTTCAATCTCGTCTGGTGTGACGGTTCTCTCGTAGTTGTACATCGCTTTGTCAATCGCATTTTTAATCTTGCGTACATCTTTACTGAATAATCTGTCTGGGCATCTAGCACCTCTATGCTCGTCATAAAATGCCCTGTCCATCAAACTTCTAACTAAACTTAATTCCATGCTGTGTCTCCCATTCTTTTTAAATTGTGTATGTCTATCTCTCTACTGTACTTCAGATCATCTGTCAAGCGTAATATTTTTACGTTGTCAACATGACCTCTTAACTCTTTACTAAATGCTACAGTTTTTGGCAATGCGTCTGGGTCTAGTGCCACGATAACGGTTGAGAACTGCGATAAATACTTTTTATGTGTTTCCGAAAGAGATGTACCCAACACAGCAACACCCACAAATTCATCTCCACCGACCACGCAAGCACTCACGCAATCCTCAACCACAACTGCCACTTTCCCTAACCCATAAGAAAACGGCAATCCACTTGTACCATACTTTTTCCACTTTGGCAAGCTATTTCTTAACGACCTGCCGATAGCATCAACTATGATACCATTGTGTATAATCGGAAAGACAGCACGATTATCTTTTACATCGTAATGTAATTCCCATTCATCAATACCGAACCTCTCTGTGAACCTATTAATCTCACGCTGTCCACTGTACGGCACAACATACTCTGGCATTACAAAGTCAGCATTGTCCAACTCTTTTACAGCATAACCCAGAGACTTCTTAATATCTTCCGATGTCAACTGGACACGAACTCCACCAGATACGGAACAGGATGCCTTGTAACAATTCCATACAAGACTACCCATATTGTTAGTGGCAGTAAAAGTTTTATAACCATTACAATTAGGACAATCCATACGCTTAGTTTCTCCATCACGTAACTCTAACTGTAACACTAAACTGTATATATCATTTATCATATTATATCACTTTCACTGTCTGCACTTAAAGTGCTTTTAACATGATTCGTTCTTTTTGTCAATGCATTGTTTGCACTTGTGAATGTATTTTTTATGTAAGGCTGTACCGAACTTATGTTTGTATGCCCTGTAACAGACATAATCTGGCTGATATCTACACCTGCATCGACCATTTGTGTAACTCCAGTTCTTCGTAAATCCATAAGTCTAAGTTCGTCAGACAGCCCTATCTTCCTCATGACACGCCTTGCCAACATTCCTATCTCATACTTCCCATAAGGCACATACACGCCCTGTACAGGCTTTATTTTGGGACACACATAGGGTTGGAAGCCAAACTCTTCCTTTTGTTGCTTTAACATGGTGTTCAAGTCCTCAGAGATAGGTAAGAACACTTGCGACCTACGTTTGGATTGCTCCAAAAACAGTTCCGACCTATCTAAAAACAAATTTTCCCATTTCAACTCTCGCATATCACCAATACGCTGACACCACTCATATGCCATCTGCACAATTAGTCCAATACTACGATATTTGAAGTCACTATAACAGAAGTCAAGCATTTTTATCACTTCTTCATCTGTCCAGACCACCTTTCTCTTCTTTGGCAGACGTTTTTTAACAGATTTGTAAGGATTAAACGTAGTGTACTCCATGTGAATAGCATAATTAAATACAATAGACGCACAAGAGCAAATATGATTCGCCAAAGTCACTCCCCTCTTTACCCAACCCTCATATGCATTTTTTGCATCCCTAGTTGTAACCGACATAAACTTTTTTGACCCAGATGTCTGTCGCAAAATCTCTAAAAAATATTTATAATCTACTTTAGAACTATCTCTTAACATATTAAAATCATTAGATAAATAGTAGCTGTCTATCAAATCTGACAATGTGCTTGCCCTCTTAATATTTCTAATTTTCTCTTGACTCGATCTGTAGTCATTTATTTTTTCATTAAACTGATTCGCAGCAACCTTCACTATACGCAAATCTGTACCCAGTTCTTTACGTTTTACCACTCCCTCGTCAACTAAAGTTTGTGGTGGGTTAAATCGATAATGTGTTTTACCATCTGCTAATTTACGTTTCTGTACATATCTCATAAACTACCCTACCTTTCCCATCTGTAAAATATATGCCGATCAATTCTTGTTGTTTTGGTTTTAGTTTTTGCCCATGCAGGACGCACATAGGTTGCATGATAATGTGTAGCTCCCTCTGTTACGTCCAGAACTATCGTCCCAGATAAAACAATGGACGCATATTCTTGTGCGTTCCACCACGCATTACTTGTAAAATCTGGCTCGTCTTTCTGACCATCGCAGTACCAACTAAATTGACACTTGTGGAGTACAGGCTTATCTGTACCCTTGTATGTGACAGCTTGCGTCACTACATCACATACATTGTCTGGAAAACGGCTGTCTGCCACCCTATTCATGACAACTTGCCCTACGGCTATCTGCCCTAGCATAGATTGGTTTTTCGCTTCGTGATATATGTTCAATGCCATACACATAAATGCTGTTTCTATTATCATCCTACTATCCTCATTATATAAATATTCCTACAACTGCATTAGTCAACAAGGTTATGACTATAACAAATGCTATAGTCAACAATAATACTTGTCCCTCAGTCATGACAGAAGTTCCTAAACCACTTGCATTGATTGTCACCCTTGCACACTCGTTCATGCTTGGCTGTTTCCCAACACTCTGATTGAAATGGTGAAAAGTATTTATTTGTAAACCTATCCACCCAATCTTGACCATCAACTGCCCAAAGTCCTAGTATGGGCAGAGGTATCAATAGCAAGAACACCACGAAAAATGCCATGCCAAAGCCTTTATTGTGATATGGTTTCATCTTCTTGCTCCTCTTGTACTTTAAAAGTTACAGTTATATAACCAGAATCATCAATTGACTCATATTTATGTGATGGACAGGTGGCAAGCCACTCCCAAAATTCTTCTCTACTCATCTTTAATCTCCTTTTTAAAATCAGTAATTGATTCAATCATGTCATCTTTTGTATAGTTATCATTAACAATCCACATTAATGTTTGAATAGCTTCATCATAATTTTCTACCCAAGATTTCATATCTTTTTCTGTAATCATGCTATATTCCTTTCTTCTTGTTAAGACCTTGTGGGTCATATTGATCTTCATATATTTCATCTGGCATAAACATACTGCCAGTTCCATCATCAAACCAGTTATTCATAAACATTATAACAATCAAAGTTATCATAATGTAGCTAAACCACTTCACAAACCAAATGAACAAACCATAGGCTTGTTGAGCCTGTTCTAAGGCTTGCTGTTTTACATCATCATCATCCATATTGCACCACCTGTCCTGTGTTCCACTTGTCAGCTTCTTTCTGTGCTTCCTCGTGAGTGTCGAACAGTTTGATTGGACTCTTTTCTGTCCACATTGCTCCACACCCTTGTTTGACATATTCCAAACCCTCTTCTTCAAAAGGTTCAAATACTACTGCATATTGTACAAGTTTAATCATCTGGGTTGTCCTCTTTAAATACCAAACCATTATAAGAACTTTGGAAGTAATCCCCATTATGATTCTTAATCTTCTTATATTCAAAACCATAGTCATGCTTTAGTGCATACAATAAACTGTCAAGCTCACATACTTGTTCATATGTAATTGGACACTTATCTGATGTAGTACACTCTATATCAGCTAATACATTGGCAAACTTTAAATACTTTGCCCTTAGTTCTTTATCATTATGTTTCATTACTTACTCCTTTCAAAATTGTGGATATAACGTCTACTGTGAAACCATTTCC